TGATAAAGCCATAAAAGAGTTCAACAGCCTTGAAGGTGCAGGCGCTAAAGCCAACTTTGCACTCAAGAAGGCAGCGCTACCTGCAGCTGCAGCAATGGGCGCTTTAGCCCTTGCTTTGGGTGACGCGACTAAAGCAGCAATCGAGGACGATGCAGCACAGGCAAACCTGACGAACATAATCAAGCAAAACACCAGCTACACCGATGCTCAAATCAAAGCCAACGAGGAATGGATCAGCACCCAGGGCAAACTGCTTGGTGTCACCGATGATGACCTCAGGCCTGCATTGGCCAAACTGGTGACGCAAACCCACAGCCTCGCTAAAGCCCAAGAAGGGGCATCACTGGCTATGGACATTGCTGCAGCCACTGGCAAGCCTCTCAGCACTGTTACAGACGCTCTCAGCAAGGCTTACGGTGGCAACACCAAAGCCCTAGCAAAACTGTCGCCAGAGCTCAAAGACCTAATCAAAGATGGCCTCAGCACTGAGGATGCGATGATGGTGCTGTCTAACACTTTTAGTGGCTCAGCAACGACAGCTGCGAACACTGCCCAGGGGCAATTCAAGCGCCTCAGCGTGAGCCTGCAGGAAACCAAAGAGTCAATCGGTGCAGCTCTCATGCCAGCAATTGAAAAGGTGCTACCAGTGCTCAGCCAAATAGGTAATTGGGCTAGTGAACACACCACTACCTTTTTGGTGTTGGCTGGCGCTATCGGCACGCTTGCCGGTGTAATCCTTGCCTACAACGCCTACCTCAAATTGCAGGCTGCATACACAGTTGCAGCGACAGTTGCCCAGGCAGCGTTCAACCTTGTCATGTCAGCCAACCCCATTGCACTCATTGTTATTGCCATTGCTGGCTTAGTGGCTGGCCTTGTGCTCGCCTACAAAAAGTTTGAGGGCTTTCGCAACATTGTGGACAGCATCTTTAGTGTCATCAAAACAGTGGTTACTTCGAGTATTGATGTAATCAAAAGCTACTTCGACACTCTGCTCGGTTTCTACAAGGGCATTTTCAACGGCATCGCTACCTTGTGGAATAACACGGTAGGCAAATTGTCGTTCAAGGTTCCGAGCTGGGTGCCTGGTCTCGGTGGCAAAGGCTTTGATGTACCTAATATCCCGATGCTGGCAGACGGTGGCATTGTTACTAGCGCGACCCTAGCCATGATCGGTGAGCGTGGGCCCGAGGCCGTAATCCCATTAGATCGCATGGGCCAGATGGGTGGCAACAGTGTGACTATCAATGTGAACGGTGGCGACCCTAACGCAGTGGTGCAGGCACTGCGTACATACATGAGGCAGAACGGCTCTGTCCCTATTCGCGTGAGCAACATTTACTAGCCATGGCTCTGCAAAAATACTCAGCGTATTACTCGCAAGACCCTGTTACCTATGGTTGGAGTGAACTTAACGATGTGCTGAGTATTCAGTTCAGTATTGGCAGGCAAGCACAATTAGAGCAGGTGAAATCTGGCGTAGGTACGATTGAGATGCGTAACTTAACGCCATCGCCAGCAGACAATTTGATACCGGGCACATACATCAAAATTGAAAATGACACTGGTGTTGGTACACCTAGAATCGTGTTTGTTGGTTTTGTTTCTGATTGCACTGCCCGATTCGGTATTCCTTATGTGGGTGGTGTTGGGCAGGCTGATACTTTGTCAATCAGCATTGAGGGTGGTTTTGCTCGTTTTGGCCGTATGCAAGGCAATAACTATTCAATGGCTGCAGACACTCTCGCTAACCAATTGACAGCCGCGAATACTCAAACTGGTTTAACGCTGTCGTGGACTGGCACTACTGGTTCTCCTGCGATGGCTGCGACTACGGTTAGTGGTACTTGGGGCGATTGGGTAGCAAGAACCTGTCAAACAACCAATGCACGCATTAGAGAGTTTGGCAACGCCACGACCATTGTCAGTCCGTTCAACTCAAACGTGTCCACAATCAACTTCTCCGATGTGGCTAATAACTCGACTAATCAGGTTTATAACCAAATTAACTTCGACAGCCTTGCAGATAACTACTACACGCAAGTGACCGTGACCCCTGAAAGTTACGGTGCTGCGACAGTGACAAAATCGGGTGCTACTACGCCTTACAGGTCGTATCAAACTAATACGTTAAATGCCAGCACCAGCCAAGCAACTGATTACGCTAACTATTTGTTAGGTAATTATAGTTTTGCTGCTTCTACTATTAGCAGTTTTACTTGTAGCGCCGAGGCTCAAACATCGTTTCAGTTAGACGTTATCGGTGCGTCTAGCAGCATTATTTTGAGTGCCGGTACTCAGGTGAGCGTTACTTTTCGTGGTGGCACTTATCAGTGCATTATTGAGGGTGTCACAGTGACGGCGACTCCTGCTAGTGCGTCCTATACCTACTATGTGTCTAGTGCAGACCTGAACGCTTACCTTTTGCTGAATAACACGACTTTCGGCAGGCTCGATTACAACAAGTTAGGATACTGATTATGGCTATAAAGACTTTTACGACTGGTGAGGTGCTCACAGCGAGCGACACCAACACCTACCTAGCCAACTCAGGGCTGGTGCTTGTCAAGTCACAAACAATAGGTAACGCAGTTTCTAGCGTGACCGTGACTGGCGCGTTTGACAGCACTTACGACAATTACCTAATCAAAATTACTGGCATGACAGGTAGCGCAGCAGTAGATACAACTTTTCAGTTAGGTGGCATTACAACTGGAGTTTATATTACTTCAGGTTTTTACCAGTCTTTAGGCGTATCAACAATCAACGCCTACACAGTGACAGGGACAACAATGCCTGCAGGAACAATGGCTACAACTCAAAACACCCAAATAACAATTCAAATCAGCGCGCCAAATCTTGCTGTCACTAAATATGTAGAAATGAATAGTGCATCGGCAACTTTGAGGGCTAACTCTGCAACGCAAATAGGTAGCACTGTGCAGGCCACAGCGTTCACGATTGCGCCGACTTCAGGCACTTTGACTTCCGGAAACATTACCGTTTATGGCTACAGAAAGGGCTAGGACATGACACGACCAAACATTCAAATAGACGACGAAGTGCGTGAAATGACCGATGAAGAATACGCAGCACTACTCGCAACAGGCTGGACTATGGAGGCAACTGATGAAACGCCTAGCCCTGATTAGCCTGCTCGCCATCACCCTCACAGCCTGCTCAGACCGTACAAGAGTGAACTGCGAACGCACCAAAAACAAAGCACTCACAGGCGTAGTCCCACCCGAAAACAACTTAGGAGCAAAATGCCAATGAAACCAGACCACAGACACTCCAACGAAGAAATCAAAGCACGCATCGTCATGATCGTGGCCATAGGACTCACACTCTCATTCGTAGGTTCAGTATTTACAATCCTCTACGGACTCCTATTTGTTTCACAGCCTGAAAAAATGGCCGAACTAGACGCACAACAAATCAACATTCTCAGCAGTATGTTGCTCACCCTCTCAGGTGGCCTCATCGGACTACTCGCAGGCAACGGCCTGAAAGACAAACCAAAAGACCCACCAGCACCATGACACGCAAATACCCCTACTATCCAGTGACCGAACCAGGCACAGGCAAACTTGCAGGAACAGAAAAGTTCATGGATTTATGCAAACGGCGCTACCCATCATTTACAAATCTGGGCACCTGGGTGGTGCGAAACATGCGAGGCAAAAAAACCTTGTCTGTGCACAGCCTCGGAGTCGCAGGTGATGTGGGGTATCCACCGACACGCGCAGGTCGTGCAGACGCTAAAGAGCTGTGGGATTGGCTTATCGAACACTCCGAAGCGCTAGGCCTTGTAGAGCTGCATGATTATAAATATGGCGAGTTTGGCAGGGGCTATCGCTGTTCGCGTGGCGAAGGCACCAAAGGCGTAAAGGTCTATGCCAACGCTGAGGAAAGCGCCGGTACAGGTGGGTGCTGGTTGCATTATGAGCTTGAGATGGACATGGCCACAGACGCTAAAGCCCTAGAGGCAGCGTGGCGAGCCTTGCCAAAACCAGCCAAACCGTAGGTATCCACCAATAGCAATTTGTTTTTGCTATGGTAAAAAAACCAACTACCAAAGGGAGCACCGACATGCTTTTTACAGACCTACCACTATTCAGGGCTACAGACCCTGAAACCAGCAGGCAAATCAAGCCTCTACGAGTAGGAAGCCACAGAGCAATCCTGCTACGCCAGTATTTTTACGCCACTCTTGGCTTGACCGATGAGGAAGCAGGCGCTCGAGCCGTTTTAGACGGTCACGATATAAAGGGCTACTGGAAGCGCTGCAGCGATTTACGCACACTAGGACTAATCCAAGACACAGGCGCTCGTAGAGCCCTCCTAAGTGGCTCTCAGGGCATTGTGTGTGCAATCACCCAGCAAGGCATAGACGCTGTAAAGGCCATGTCATGAGCAC